GTTTACAAGGTGGTTATAACGGTGGTTCTGGAGTTGTAATTATTTCTGTGCCTAGCTCTGCATATACTGGCAATACAACTGGATCTCCTACTATTACAACTAGCGGCTCAAATACAATAATGACATTTACTCAATCTGGTTCTTATACGGCTTAATTATGGGACATCACGCTAAGGTTGTTAACGGAATTGTTACTCAGGTTATTGTTGCTGAACCAGAGTTCTTTGATACGTTTGTAGATTCATCTCCCGGTGAGTGGGTTCAGACTTCATACAATACTCGTGGCGGTCAGCATCCTGAAGGTCGTCCTTTACGTAAGAATTTCGCTGGTATTGGTTTCACTTACGATGCAGAACGAGACGCTTTTATTCCTCCTAAGCCAGAAGGAGAATTTACACTTAACGAAGATACTTGTCTTTGGGAATAATAATGGACGCATTTGATATTATAGTTAAAGGCTGGCCTATTCTATTAGCTTTAATTACATTAATTATTGTTTTGTCTAAACTTGACCTTCGTGTGGCGGTGTTAGAAGAAAAAGTTAAAACTTTATTTGAAATAATAAACAAAAGGTAAATCATGAAAAACTTCTTACTTGGGGTGGTACTAGCCTTATCATTTAATGCTTATGCTTTTGAATGGCAAAAAGATGGTAGTCTTTTAATGACTCGTGAAGAAGTTGAGCAAACAGAGAAGAACTTTTATCAATTGTCTTCTAACTTTAAGATAGCAACACAACAAGTACACGAACTTCGCCGCCAGCTCGAAGAAGTGCAGAATAACAAGTGCATATAGGATTTGCAATGGATGAAACAACGGCACGTTTAAACTCACACGAAGAAGTGTGTGCAGAACGTTATAAACAGATATGGGCTAGGTTATCACGCCTTGAGACAATCCTTCTGACAAGCGTTGGATTTATCATTGCTACTCTTGTTGCTCTGGTGATGAAACTACAATAAGGTTTATTATGTCTAGTACTTTTACCGTTAATCGTGACCAGATCATTCAGCTTGCATTACGTAAGCTTGGTGTTCTTGAGCTTGGTGATACTCCAGATCCAGCTACCGTAGCTAATGCTTCTCTAGCTTTAAATCTTTTTATTAAGCAATGTGCTACTGAAGGTTTAAAGATATGGAAGACAACAGAGCTTGTTGTTCCTTTAATAAATGCACAAACTACCTATATATTAGGTGGTTCTAGTAGTGCAACAATGTATGATAGCTTTAATCTTACCACACCTATCACAGATAAGCCTTTGAAGGTTATCCAAGCATGGTATCGTAATAATACCCCTGCTTCTCCTATTGATACACCGTTACAGTTACTGTCTAAAGAAGAATATAACATCTTAGGCTCTAAGTACACTACAGGTGTATCCAATAGTATATTTTATGATGTAAAGCAGAATAACGGTATCTTGTATGTCTATTTGACACCAGATGCTTATACCTCTACTAATCTTGAATTACATCTAGTAGCTCAGATGCCTATGAATGACTTGAATCGTGGTCAAGACATTCCTGACTTTCCTAACGAATGGATGAACACTCTGATCTGGAACTTAGCTGATCAATTAGCTATTGAGTACAGTGTACCAGCTAACCATCGTCAAGAAATAGGAGCAAGAGCTAAAGTATATCGTGATCAATTAACTGATTGGGATGTAGAACCTACTTCTACCTTCTTTCAGATTGATAACAGAATGGCTACCTCTTCTACTAAGAATACAGTCTAATGCCTATATTACGTCTACCGCTAACGCAACCTATTGAGACACGAGATGGAACCTTGTCTAAGGACTCTAAGTGTGTAAATGGTTACTTTGAAACTAGAGGACAGAAACGTGAGTTTGTTAAACGTCCCGGTATAGACAAAGTAGCTACCATTGCTTCTGGTGAAGGGCAAGGAATTACATACTTTAATGGTTTCTTGTATGCTGTAGTTAATAATGTATTGTATAAGATTAATCCTACTACCTACGCTACTACTACTGTAGGTACAATGACAGGAACTATAGGTGGTATACCACAAGTATGCTACTTTAATCAAACATTAAATAGCACATACTTGTTTGTTCATAATCAAGTAAATGCTTATACTGTAAATGGTAACACTGGTGCTTTTGTTCAAGTAACTAATGATAAAGTAGCATCTACTACTGTTATTACGGGTGGTACTGACTATACTACACCTACTGTTGTCTTTGGCACTGAATGGACTGCTACTACTTCTGTAGCCTTAAATGATCAGATATTCTATGGTAGTAACCTTTATACGGTAACTACAGCTGGTACTACAGGTTCTACAGCACCTACACATACTTCAGGACCTGCTACTAATGGTACTGCTGTATTAACATATGCTGGCTCACCTGCTACAGGAACTGTACAAGTAACTGGTGGTGTTGTTACAAATATTACAATAGTTAATGCTGGTTCTGGTTACACTTCAGCTCCTAGTGTTACTATTGTAGGTACTCCCGGATCTGGTGCTACAGCATCTTGTTTATTAAATGGTTTTCCTACAGGACAATTAGCTACAGGCGCTCCTTACTTAGATACTTATACTGTTATTTCAAGCATTGATGGTAGACTATATACATCTAATCCTAACGATCCTACGACATGGAGTGCCTTAAACTACATTACTGCTGAATCAGATCCAGATAATAATGTTGGTGTTGTAAAACATTTAAACTATATCTTATCTTTTGGTACTACAAGTATTGACTTCTTCTATGATGCTGGTACTTATCCCGGTTCTCCTTTAGCAGTAGCTCCTAGCTACAAGATTGAGCTTGGTTGTGCCAATGGTGATTCTATTGCCAGCTTTCAGAATTTAACTATGTGGGTTGGTACTAGCAAAGAACTAGGACCTACGGTGTACGCTATCAGCGGTGCTGCTCCTGAGAAAGTATCTACACCATATATTGACAGAATCTTAAATTCCTCTACTTTAGCGGATGTAACCTCCTATCCTTTGCGGATTAACGGTCATACTTTTTATGTCTTGACATTACATGATATTAATGTTACAATAGTATATGATGTTAACGAAAAGATATGGAATGTTTGGACATCGTGGGCTATAGGAAGTAACGGTTCAGGAGTAACAGGTATATATGCCGAACAATACTTCAGACCAAGCTTCTACGCAAGTGCAAACAATATTCATTATGTACTGGACGATGATAACGGAAGTTTGTATACCATGTCTTCCAGTTATTATAACGATGCTGGTGCGCCTATATACTATCGTTGCGTCACTGATTTAATAGACGGTGGTTCTACTAAACGTAAGTTCTTCCAACGCTTAGAGATCATCGGTGACAAAGTTCCTGCTGTAATGAATATACGACATACTGAGGATGATTATAACTCATGGTCGCCTTATCGTACAGTAGATCTAAATAAACCTCGTGCTCAACTTTACTTAGGCGGTGCTGCTAGAAGAAGAGCATGGGAATTTCTGTGTACAGACAACCAACCAATACGGTTACTCGCTGCTGAATTAGACTATAACATTGGTGAACTTGAGGAAACCCAAAGCACTGAGCTTCAATATAGGACATAAACTTGGACTATTCCTTAGAGATATACGAAAACATCAAAGACAAGGAAAACTTTAATTTATCCACACAAGAATCTAAGATGGATCTTGTACAAGCGGTAATGAAAGTTCCTCAAGCAGAATGCTCAGTAGTACACAGGTTTGGTCCCGGTGTCTACATCAGAGAAGCTACCTATCCTGCAAACATGCTAATCGTAGGACAAGAACATGTTGGTGAACACATCAATGTGTTACTTAAAGGTAAGATCAATGTTGTAAACGGCAACGGTGCTATTACCTACATGGAAGCACCTCATATGTTTGTAGCACAAGCTGGTAGTAAAGTTGGCTACACATTAGAAGAAGTTGTTTGGCAAAACATCTATTCTACCAATGAAACAGACATAGAAGTTCTAGAGAAGACTTTATTTAGAACTCCTGAAATATTTGATAAATTCCTTGCTGACAGTATTGCAGCAAAGATACCAGAGCGTGAAGAAGATCGTCAAGACTTTGAACAAATGCTTTTGGATACTGGTTGGAAGAAAGAGGATGTAGAAACATTGTCTCAATACAGAGATGATTGTATTCAGTTCTCTTATGGTAGTTATGCTGTAGAACCCGGAAAATCTCCGATACATGGTAAAGGTCTTTTCTCTACAGCTAAAATAAAACAAGATGAGATTATAGCGCCAATGCGTTTATTTGGTAAAAGAACTCCAGCAGGTTACTTAGTTAATCATGCAAAAGTTCCTAACGCAAAAGCGGTGTTGTTACCTAATGGCGACTTATTCTTAGTTGCCTTACGAGATATTCATGGGATGCTTGGCGGATTGCCGGGAGAAGAAATAACTCTCGACTACAGGCAAGTAATGAAATTAAATAATTTATGGGATGGAGAAATTAAATGTCAGCAGCTATCGTAGGTGCAATTGGTGGCGGATTTCTTGCTGCTGGTGCGGCAGAAGCTACAACAATGAGTATTTTAGGAGGCGCTGCGGCTGGTGCTGGTCTAGGCTCGACTGTTGGTAGAGCTTTAGGAGCTGGTGGTAGCGGGGGCGCTTCTAGCGGTTATGGTGGTTCTAATCTAGGAGTTTATGATCCTTACTCTCCTTATAGAGCTGGCGCTGCTTCTGATCTACAAAACTTAATGAAGAATCCTGCAACTGCTATGAGTAGTCCCGGTTATCAACAACAATTACAACAAGGTACTAAAGCACAAGAAGCTGCTGCTGCATCTAGCGGTAAACTACAATCTGGTGCTGAGTCTGCTGCTTTAACGGGCTTAGGTCAAACTACATTTAGTAGCTATTACAACACTATGCTAGGTCAACTATCAGGTTTAGCTGGCGCTACTCAATCTCCTGCCTCTGCTGCACAAGCTGCACAAGCAGGTGCTGTATCTGGTGCTAATCAACAAGCTGGTAACATTAATTCATTAT